TCATTACCAATAGTTAGGTTCCTTTTTACATCAGGAACTCTTCTTCCATCGTCTCCGTTAATTAATAAAATCTTTGTTGGGTCTGAGTCTGCTATCTCCTGACTCAAAGTAAAGTTATCACTGCTCACTTCGGGGTTTAGCTGAACAACAACCTGAGCCACATCTACATCATCAGTCATCATAGATTCAATTGCGTTGGCCTCTGCCTCCTTATAGTCCTTATTTAAGAATGGACTTGTTGTCTTAGCACCGGCTGCTGTAAAAAAATCATTGGTAGCAAGAATCTTAACTGCAGAACTCACTTCGCTAGTTATGTCAATTGATTGTCGTTGAGTATCTTCATCGATAGACAGAGTGTTCACGTTTATAAGCTTATCTGGATCTGTTATTACCCTTCCGTTCTCATCTTTCATAGCAATATAGCCTATGTATGTTTCTGGGTCTATATAGTATGTGCTATTATCTGAAAACAATGCTCTTTCACGACGGCTATTCTCCCACACAGTTTGCGCGGAGACTGTGCCATCGGCTAGAGCCTTATCGTTTGCAGCTCTTCTTTCTGCGTAGGTGTCCATACTTTTCTTTAAGCCTTTCGCTTGGTTAAGGATAAGCTGTCTTTTTTTAGCAAACTCTCTAGGAGTTATCTCTAAGTTTTTCATTTGATCAAAGGCGGTTTTGGTTGCTGAAGCCATTTCATCACTAGCACCAAACGCCCATTCAGCAGAAGTTTGAGGAGCATTTTCGCTAATCTTAGCTACACTGTCTAAAGTTTCTTGAGTATTTTTCTCAATTAAATCCCTTTTCTCCTGCCTCCTAACGGATTCAGCTTCTAAATCAGCGCTTAATTTCGTTCCAATACTAGCCCAATCAACATTTGCCTTTAATGGGTCTCTTCTTTTAAACTTATAAAACGATTTAGCCATATAAACTTACCTTTACTTTTTTTTAAATATATCTCTAAAGAATGAAGATGACTTACCTATATCCTTAAAAAATTGATTTCCAAAAAGTTTACTTGTGTCAAAGTCTCCCATCTGTGCAAATAAGGGGTTAAGCCGTTCGTCACCAACAAATGCATTGAGGCCCCCTGTTAATGCGGTATTGGCAGATGTGTTCGCAAGTCCGGCCGCTTCAGCATACATTGCGGCTGCATCTTGAGCCCCTTCTGCTTCAGTATCTGCAATGTTCTGTAACTTAATATTGCTCCTTTCTTCATTTAGAGCAACAGCCACATCTCTTGCATATAAGTCTTTAGCTATCTTATCTCTTTGCTGTTGATTTGCATTAATCGCTAAGGCTTGTAAGCCCCCTAAACCGCCTAGAAGGCCTCTAGCTCCTGCCTGCTGAAGAGCGTCTACTCCTTGTTGTTGCTGGCTAGTTATTTCCCTTTGAGCATTTTCGTATGCCTCCATAGGAACACGCAACGCTTCCATCTCGTTTATAGAAGCAAACCCTTTAGCTTCCGCTATAGCTTTTTCTGCCGCGGTCTCAGCTTCTCCCATTAATCTTTTTTGTCTAGCAGCTTGCGCGTAGCTCATCCCTGCTCCTAGGAGTTGAGGCGCGGCTTTTAATGCTGCCTGTATAACAGCCCCTGGTATCACCATAACTTTATAATTTGAGTTAATACAAAGGTAACTAAAATCATGGATATGATTTAAATATACTAGAGCCTACGCTAAATAACTCAACATGGCTAGTATTTGTGTTTGTTAAAGTAAACTCACAGTAGTAACCTGTAACGCCTTGAGACTCCGCTTGAGGGTTTTTTACTACGAAAATAAAGTTTCCATTTGCGGGCGCAGCGCCTGTTACGTTGACAGTTATTGTCTTTCTGTCTGCAGATATAGCCGTTATAGCACCCACCTCTAGCTGAGGACTTAAGTCCTTGTATATGACATCTCCAATACTTACAATCCCGTCTACTGCAAAAGTAAATAATAAGGTATAAGTGGTTCCAGAAGGATTAGCAACCGTTGTCACTTGACCTATGCCATCTATAGACCTCATGTGAAAATTAACTGGAGATGTGTTTGCCCTTATGGAAGCATAGTAAGTACCTTCTTTTAAGTCATACCAAGCTGAGTTTATAGCCCCAGTCTCTAAGTTTGTTTTAAAGGTAGCCCCCCATGGGTTATCCGCTTCTAAAGATAAAGTTTTAAATCTTTTAGACTCGGTTGGATTTACGTTAAAAACACTAGTCAACGTAGACGAAAAGGCATTTCCGTAAAAGTTATTTCTGGCTAGGTTTGTGTTGTGCCTATACAGATTGCCTTGATTGAACGTGTACAAATAACTATTCATTCCAATTATATACTCAGGTATATAAGAATAAAAAGAGGGAAACCCTTTAACTGACTCGCTATATGTTATAGTATAATCACTCATGATACACATCCTATTGTTAGTTCATACTCAGTATTTCCCGCAGGAATAATCTTAACAACCGCTTGTGTTGGGTACTTAGTTGTCTTGGGTACTGATAGTGTTCCGCTAGACGTAACGGCTCCACTAGTGGTAGTGACACCATTGTATATTACAGTAAAAGTTATATTGCTTTCAATTACTCCAATCGTGTATGTTAAAACAGAGGTATTACCACTTGCGCCCACATTTCCAAAATCTACAGTAAACTCTCTAATGACCGAATCATTTGCATTAATTTGTGCTCCACAAGGAATAATTGTTTCAGGCATATCAACCTCATTGTCTTTTACAGACAATACATACTCATTCATATAAGGGTCATAGCCACCTAGTTTTTGCCCATCAAAAGACTCAATAAACCTATCCCTAAACCAAGAACGCATACCATAGTTGGATATTACCTCTAGTTTTTCGTTAGTACCCGCACCTGTTAATTTTAAGACTGCACCTCTCTTAGCATCTGTAAAGTAACGATCAAAGCCATAGGCAGTAAAACTCTCTGGATTTAAACTAATACCATACTCTTCAATTCTTGCAATCTGATTCCCAATAACTTCAGGAATAGAGCTTATAACTCCACCAGACCCTGGAGAGCTCAAAACATTTTTAGATGCTAGAACATAGCTTATTTTATCCTCTTGAAGAACTAAAATGTCTGTTGCCCTAGAGTGAAGCTTTTGAATCGATCCAAAGTTTTGATCTAAGTCTTTAAAATTAACAAGGGATAGATTAAACTCATTTAAGTTGTTTACGTTTGTCGTTGGCTCATACACTCCGCTATATGTCAAGCTAGAGTCATTTCTTTTTTGATTATAACCCTCCGCGCTTACGCCATTGACTCGGCTTCCTATAGCTAATGGGTCTCCAGTTATTAAGTCTTCAATCTTATACCCCTCTACACCATTGCCAAATGTATATGCGTTAAAAAAGTCTAGATTAATAATGGCTGGTTGAGATCCTGTTTGCGTTTGAACATTCCCAGAATGAAACCTATTTGTAATAGAAAAACTTTGAGAGCCTTCATAAAAAATACCTTCTGCGACTCTAGGCGCTACTGTCTCAAATACTAAGAAATCAACAGTTCCCGTAATACTAAAACTTCCTTGCGCCTCAACTTTAGCAAACAAACCAGAATCTGAAAGCGCATTTCCATCTGATGTGAGTATATCTAAAACTTCAATTTCTACAAGGTTATTTAAGGGCCCCAATCCATCTACCTTACATATTAAGGTATCTCCCTTATTGAATTTTGTTTGATTCTCACCCTCCAAGGGGAGGTATATAGCGGTATCTCCACCTGTTCCGTTTTCGATTTTAGTTCTTCGTATGTAAATAGTTTCAAAATCACCTTGAGAGACTTGCAGTGCAAACTTATATCTAGATGCCCATGGTGGTGCAAGGTTGTTTATTGTAGCCTTGAGAAAATTTCTAGTTTCTGATAAGCGCACAGGGATAAACTGATTATTTGTCTCAGAGGTTAGAACAGTAGAGTTTCTCCCTTGTGCATCCATATACACTATTCCTAGCTGATAGTCTCTATTGCTATGAAGTGTTTGATTAAAATCGCTTTTTATATAACCAACAACAGGGTCTACAATTTCAGAATAGAAGGCAATTTTTTTACTACTATCTCCTTCAAGAGTATACATCATCGCAGGAACTTGAAGTTGAATTACATTAGCATTAACAACAGTAATTCCAAAAGATTGATTATTGGTTCCACTTCCGTTGGGAGCCGTTCCAATAAAAGTTCCGTTTTTATTCCATGGCGTTATAACTCCTTGAACATCATCAAGAGGATTAGGCATTGCACAACCAAACTTATCTCCGAAAGTTAATCCTTGACACAGGTTAGCGGTATTCTGCATTGTTGTACTACCAAGAGCTGCTTGAAACGTGGTTCCTGCGGCAATCCACGCTTGTATGTTAGCATAGTTAGCATCTACGGTTATATTTATAGAAGTCCTAAAAGTGTTAAATGTAAGTGTAGGATAATTTGATTGACTACTAGTTTGTTGTTTAAATTTAAAACCAAGCTCTATTGTGACTATATCTCCAGTTTGTAAGCTTGCATTTGTAAAATCAAGCTGAGCTGCAGAGTTAGCTACTGTAAAAGTAGGACTAGTAAATCCATCATTATAGGATGTAGCGCCATTTTGAACAGAAGATAAAATTTCATCTGTACTTATTGCTGACTCGCTAACTACTTCAGTTGTATAGTTTATAAGCAACGGCTCTCCATTTGGATTTGTTATATCATACCCCTCAACATAGTTTCCATAAAAAATACGATTACTCATAACTGTCTGAGCCTTTGCTTTTAAAGGTACATTGTCAAATAATCGCAAGAGCTCGTCAGCGGACAAAGTAGTAAAAATCTTGTTATTAGAAAAATCAACCGTTTGAGTTGTATTGTCTGGCCACCCTTCCTCTTCTTTGTTAAATTTTTGAATTACATTAACTACGTTTGTATTGCTCACCTTAAAACATAAGTCTATGCCTATAACGTCAGAACCTCCCGTGTTAAAAGAAACATCGGCAGCGTTAAAAGCATTTCGCATACCAACATTTGAGTACATTTCTAATGATACATTGTATGGGAGCGGACAGAATGCCGCTTCTGAAAACTGAGATAGTGCACTGTACTGCAGATTCTCATACTTATATCGATACGCAAAAGAAATAAAGTTTGTCTCCATAAAATCATCTGATCCACTTACACTCTTTAGTGTAAATGTTGGAGAGCTAGTGGGGGCTGGTTTTAATACACTAATCTCTGCTTCAGTAAAAGAGGTAGAGTATTGTCTGTTTACATCAATAACCCTTGGTGGATTTAAGTCATCCGTAAAAAACAAGAAGTTATCTATTAAGTCTACCCCTGTTATTAAAAACTTAGGGTCAAAGTTTAAAACAGATGTAGATATTAAGTGATAATTGAGGGCTTGAATGTTAGTGTTATACGACACAACCATGTCTACACCCCTAGTAGGGTCATGTACAAACCAATATAAAGTCTCTTGCGTTCCGTCCTCATAAGCGCCAATACAGACAGCGTTTGTACTTAAGCTACTTCCGTTATACTCTAGTGTGGTTATCTTAGTATTTCCCTTTGTGTTTTCTACAGCTCCAATTGTAGTTCCTTCAGTTGAGCCTAACCTTATATTTAATGCGTCACGATACTCTCCCATTGGGAGTATTCTTTCATCGACGCTTTTATTCATGCGCCCCTTTATAAAGTTTGTCTTTATGTCCATATTACTTAATCCACTTATCTTGACCACGTAAATTCATTAGCAATCGACCAGGGTGAATGTTACTGATTCTTATTTTAGCGTTTCGCAGTAATGCTGATTTCTCTTTTCTAGCTCTGTTTACAATATACTCTTGTACATTTAATTTAGACGTTAAGATGGCGTATTTAACGTAAGCGTATACATACTCCTCAAAAAGTTTATTTACGCTAATAGAGGCAATGTCTCCACCTTCCATGCCATCAGATACATACTCAAGTATGGCAATTTTATCTAGCATACCAGAACTAAAGTTTATAACTCCAGCTTTTTTGTCTATCCTAAAAGTAGGGTTGGCGTTTGCAGTCTCGGTGTTTAGTCCAAACCTAGCTCCAATATTGTATTCAAAATACCAAGAGCCATCACAACACCATCCTTCCTTGCCATTAAAGTTAGGATTGTTTTCGTTTAGATATATGCTTTTCTTGGTTCCCTTTATTCTGTCTAAATCTAGATTAGAGTATTCAGGTTTTAAAATGTTACCATTCTCATCAAACAATATTCTACTCTCGTTATCTTGAAGGTATGCGCTTGTAGAGTTTATCTGAATGTTTTCAGTAAGAGGAAAGATAACCCCATCTCTATATAGAGATACCCTTACCCAGTTCACATAGTCAGATGGCAAGACAAATCTTAATTCATTGTCTACGCTTAATTCTAGAGCCTTAATCTCTTTGAACGCATCATAGTTTAGTTCTTGAATAGCTCTCTTGGCATGAAACAAAACTTGATATCTCTCTGCATTGTTTACCAACTCATTATTGCCCGCGTATATCGCCATAAAATTATTTACAATATCAGACAGGCTAGTGTACTGATAAGAGCCCCAATTTGTGTTTTCTGCGGGATTGGCTCCGTTTGTGTAATATTGAAACTGAGTTAAGTATGCCATATCTTATTTTTCTGATTGAGATTCTTGTGTTAATTCACTATCTGCAAAGCGTACAACATCACCTTCTCTTATTGAAACCCCCGCATACTCTAAAATTTTCATTACTAAATCAGGCTCATCTGTAACTGGCAACTCAAAGTCTTGATAGTCTGCCGCGGACTGATTAAATACAGGCTCACCTGAGCTTAGTGTAGACCATGTCCACTTGGGGTCT